CCGCCATCAGAGGTTTCAATATCAATATATACTGTATCTTTTTTTGCCATTAGCCCTTTACATTATGAGTGTAGGTTTTACCACCCCCTTGCTGTCGTTTTCGGTCGTCAGCTTTTCTCTTTCGATCTTGTTCTTCAGCACGATCCTTTATAATTTCACGTTCATACATTTTCATAAAGTACAATACTGTTTTTTGGTCTTTAATTTTAAATAAATCAAAATATGTTTGTAGAGGCCCCCAATTCTTTCCCATATAGGATCCAGACATCCCCTCCCAGACATCAGATAGATAATTGTACACAAAAAATGCCACTTGAACTTCATCTGGAAATACAGATGATTCAAGCGGCATTCTTTCGGGGTCGGGCTCTTCGCCTAGCTGTTCACAGATAAGTAAGTATTTCTCAACATCTATAGAGGTTGATTCTTTTACATATCTTTCAAGCAGCGGTTGTATTTCAGCTACTTGTTCCCAGTAAAATTTTCTAGGTCACCAACTGTTTCTGTAACCCACGTATCAAAGGAAGCAGCATTTTTCATTAACAACTCTGCATTGTCTTTTGAGTACGGGAGCTCATCATCAGGGTCAAAGGAAGAAACATCTACCAAAAGAAGCTCTTCTAGGTATTGATATTTTAATCCTTTCCACCCCTTGATTACTGCTTTACAATATTCTATTAGGAATTTATCTTCATCTAACTCTTCAGTGAGTTGATGGGTTTTCTTATCCCATTTATTGGATATACATCGTTTTCGTAATTTAACTAACTCTTCTCTTGCCAAGTAACATATGTCTACTGTCATCCCTACATAACCGGGGAAGTCACAGGAAACTGTTTTACTTGGAGTCATAAGACTCGCTAATGATACGGGTTCTTTCTTTTCTGTAGTGTTTGCGGGCATTTGATAAATCCTTATTTAGAAGTTAAATTATACGGTATAAGACAATAAATGTCAAGAAATATTTTTAAGATGGTGAAAGAAAAAAGGGGCCGAAGCCCCTTTTTGGTCTTAGTCTTAAACTTAAGAGTAAGTAGTTGGTGCGAAGTACTTAATGTCTGTAATTTCATTAGCACTGTCAAAAGCAGTTGGTAGTGCGTGAAAGTTACTTTCTAGTGAAATTACATCTTCAACAGAGTGAGATGGAACTTCAAAGTGAACATTATCCATTTGAATTACCATAGAGGCAGAGCCGTCTTGCGCAGAGCCTCCAATCTTAAGAGTAACTGCAAATTTGTTAACAACCTGTGACATTGCACTTGTAGAAACAAGATCATTAAAGAACTGTCTCGAAGTACCAGAAGTATCATCCGCGTCGTTCAAAGTTAAATAACAAGTTGCTGTACCAGTAATATTACGTCCACCTGTTACGTGCTCTAGCGGCTTGTTTACAAATCCTAATTCATCTGGCACTAAGTACGTGATGTTATTAGAAACTGTAAAGCTTCCGCCTGTTAATGCGAGGTTATACTTACCATCAGCATTAGCAGTTACTCCTCCAGGGAAAATTGTCTTATTATCCGCAGTAATATCAATACTTGTTAAGCGATTACGAATAAAAGTATTCGTACTTGTTATCGCTTCATCAATTGCTTGAGTACAGGTAGTAGAACTGCTGTTGCCAGGAGTAGATTGAACAATATGGAACGCACTTCCTTGAGCATTATTCGAATCTATCCAAATATCACCTGCTGCAATCGTACTAGAATCATTAGTAGTATCGGTACCTATAGGCAAAGTATCATCTACGTGTACACTTCCAGATACATCTTCTACTTCTTTTGCCATTCCTGACCAGCTAAGAGTAGCAATACCTTCAACGTCAAAATCAATACTAACTTCATTTACAACAGCTTCCGTTAGTTTATAAACAACAGGGTTAGCCGTACTAGTATCAACTACAAAGTAAAAGTGTAACGGATGTAATGCGGAACGGTTAGATTCTGTCATTACTAGAGTACTTAATGTTGGTGCGGGAGTGATAACCGGACCAGTTACTTTGTTAACTGCTCTACGGAAATCATAAGCTGCAGCTGTTAAAGTAGCTACATCAAAAGTAAAGGCAGTATCGCCTGCCGCAGCACCAATCTTTTCACTTGCTACTGTAAAGGTATCATCAACCGCATAGCCGTCTCCACCTGATAAAACGGTAGTAACACTTGCCACACCACTACTGTTTACAGTTATGGTGAACGATGCACCGCGGCCTGATCCGCCAGTAGTATGATCATCTTCACTAATTGTATACGTACCGGCGGCTCTACTGCTATCGGTAGCTCCAACTAATTGATCAACGGTAGCTACACCAGTAGCACTATGATATACATCAGCGCCCCCCATAGCTGCCCAAAGAACTTCTTCTACCGCGTGTACGTCAGTACCACTATCTGCAGCCTTCACACCTGTAGCAGTACTTCCACCCTTAGAGTGAAAAGGTCTGATATAGGTACTAAATGACCACTCCGCAGGAGCAAGAGAGTCCGTAAACATACGACGTCCACGACGTGATATGCCTTTTGTGCTTTCCATTTCTGAAAGCATTATTTCAGAGGTATTTGTTGTTTGTGAGAAACTGTATCCGTCTAAAACGGGAATTTCCCACACAGATCCCGCCCCTGCGGTTCCATCATCTTCAGCGTCTTGATTACGCATTTGTACAAACAATCGCGTATCACGGCTAAAGTATAATTGCTCTGCCATAGTTTTCTCCTATGAAACTTGAAAAGACTGGTCGTGAATTTTTATTCGTGCCAGGATTTTCTAATAACGAACCTCTATGAGTATTTCACCTACCCCTAATGGCTCAAGTACACCTTCATCAGTATCAATACTGAGGATTGTGATCTGTTGGGTAGATTGCTCTAACCCTAATCTGTCATTGTAAGTTAACTTACTGTTTTCTTCAAGAACGGTCTCTACATCCTCTAGTAATTCATCGAGTGCGTTGACTGCATCCTCTTCATTTACATAACAACGAACAGTAAGATTTAAAAATCTGTCTTTATATCCACCTGCTTGATATGTTCTTGATTCACTCCCCGCATTTATATGAATTGCTGGGAACTCTTCTATTTCATCCCAGAACTTTAATCTAGGACTAGTCTCTGCTACTGCCGTATGATAAATGCCTCTTCCGTCAATAAGAGCTAGTTTATCCGCAAGAGCCTTCGTAATAGAAGATCTACGTGTAGTATATGATCTTTCAGTACCGGCCATTACTGTCTCCTAGTGTAAAATCTTCCTAAAGCGTAGCCTGCTGCGATCTCTCTTATTGACGCATCAATCAGCCTTCTTGGGTCTCTAGGAATACTAGCAAATCTTGAGCCGCTTGAAGATTCGAAAACGGAGTAAGGACTCTTCTCATAAGTATAACCAAAACTGGGCATTCCTTGAGGAGTTTGTACTACATCTGTAATCCTAACGCTATCTGCAAATTTTCCTGTTTGATTTTCTAATCGTGGAGCGCCCATATTACCTCTAACTGTCTCTGGTAGCTTATCATTTATAAGGGCCATTACAGTATATAAACTTGCTTGTGGATTAGGACTACTATTTCTTTGCTTCTGTAATTTTGTCTTTGCTCTATATTGTTTTGCTTTGTCCTTTACCTTACTATTAGATTTGATTGAGATATCGGTTGCTTTTCGCTCAACAGGTTTTACATCTGAAATAATTTTTATACCTTTTCTCTTCCTAAGTTCTTTAATTGCAAGATATCGTGCATGACTTCTTGCATCTTTTCTTATACTATTACTCGCTTCTTGGTCAGCCCAGCCATTTTGTTTTGCCCAAGCTAACATCTTTTTTTGAAGTTTTGGTTTAATTGTTGACCAGTCTGTTGCTAATGCACCCGCCGGATTGGAGGAGTCTGGCCCTACCTCAATATCAACCACCATACCTGTTTCAAAAGCTACTTTATTTTTTCCCTTAAAACTTTTTCCCTTAAAACTAGCTTCTACTTGTCCAAAACGATCAACAAACTTTGTAAGGGGAGTAAAAGTTGCAAATTGCCCCCATGTAGGAGATTGTTGAGCCCATTCTGCAGCAGCAAGTAATTGTAAAGCACCTACTGAGCGTTTGGTTTTATGTAAACGCTGGGTTCCTTGCGCCATTATAGAGCTTTCAGAAGCCTCTTTACCTCTTTCTGATCTATACTGGGTTAATTTATCATGCCCTTTGGCTTCTAAAGCTGCATTAACCTTGATTCTAGCAACTCGTTTTAAAGTAGTAAAAGGAGTTTTAACTGCCCTGCTTTGATGAAAACTAATACGAGTACCTTCGTTCCAACTAATTAATTTAGCGTCAGTTCGTGGACGTATTACATGAGTATGAACTGCTTTTAAAGCCTCTTTTGCTACTTCTGTGAAGAATTTTATTGTTAAGTTGAGAGGCTTATATTTATCGTCTTTTGCCACCCGTCTATTAGTAACTGAATTGTACCCTTCAAGAAAAGACTGTGCTACCGCCTGCACACTCATTGTTACACGTTGTTTTTGTCCGTCTAAAGCACCTCTGGCTGCCTCTGCATCCAGAAACTTTTCCATGTTTTTTAACGCTTTTCTTACCTGCGCTTCAGCCATCTAAAAGTTCTTATACAAGTCTAAGACTCGCTTAATGTGGTCAGGAAAATCAACATTGTCTCTTTGTGTAGAACTGCCTTGATTCTGTAAACTAGCACCTGCTATTGATTGTCTTAGCTTGTGCTCGTCTTTTAAATAGTAAGTAACTAAGTCAAGAACTGCAAGTTTTAAATCGGCAGGTACTGCACTATAGCCTGCTGTATATACTACTTTAACGGTACCCACGCCTGTGGGCCAGTTTTGATAGCCCACTGAATTTGTGCGTAAAATACTATCAGTACTTGAGTCTAGTGAATATTCATAAGCCCCTGTTGTAAGAGTAGTATAAGAAGAACCATAATTAGTTCGTTCTTGTACACTTACTATTGCATTAACAGGTGTTTCAGCTAACTGTACTACATGAGTAGACCAGTTAATATCAAAAGTTTCTGTTTTATTAGAAGAGTAATAGTCTACAAAACTATTACCACAATAAGTTTTTATTAGTTGACTTACAGACGGAATCAATATATTTAATCGAGAATCATCCTTAGGTTGGGTGATCCCTTCAGCAGTCTTATAATCCTGTAATGTTATTAAATCAGCCATAAATCAATTAATAAAAACTTGGGGAGGCGAACCTCCCCCAGTTAATAGAATTACTAAAAAGTAATTAGTATTGCTATTACGCGTTAGCTGCAAGAGTCAAGGTATGAGCACCACTGGTGCCTTCAAGAGCCTTAAATCCCAAAGCTTGGCTAGCAACCAGAACATTACGCTGCTTACCAACTTCGTAATCAGTTTCAATGCTAACTCCACGCAGACGTCCAACAACAAAGCGACCTGTATTAATAATACAAGCAACAGTACCAGAGTTTGCCGGAGCGAGTTCCGCAGAAACAATAACGGGAGAACCAAACAAGGTTCCCATTGCACCATTAATATTAGCAGCGATATCAGAGCCTGCTTTATCTACAGTTCGGAAGTCTCCGTCTTCTGCCAGTATATCGTAGTATGCATCAACAGAAACTACATATACAACATCAGCAGGATTAACAGCATACTTA